TGATGTGGACGTAGCGGATCTTCTCGTTGCCGCACATCTGGCAGGTCGCGTAATCGGTTTCGTCCGCCGACTCGCCGTCGGCCCGCAGGTCGACCACATCCACGCAGTGCCATCCTTTGTGGGGCACACCCGGCTGGTCCCATCGATTTCCGCTCATGCCAGTTCACTCCATCTCAGAATCCCGGGTACTTGCGCCAGATCCGCTGGTTCAGCTCTTCGTTGTCGCTGTNCTCGCCGATCGCCCAATCCTTGAAGGCGTAGAGGTCTTCCGCCAATTCGGTGATGACGTCGCGCAGCTCCAGCGGCTCCAGCCACTCGACAGGGATCGCCTTCACGCCGTACATCGCGCCCAGCAGGTTTCCGACGATCGCTCCGGTCGAATCGGAATCGCCATCGTGGTTCACGGCCAGGATCACGCCCTGTTTGAAATTCCGGGAGACCAGCGCGCAATAGATGGAGATCGCCAGGGCCTCCTCGGCGATCCAACCCTGGCCCAGCCTGGCAATGGCTTCTTCATGTGGCAAATCGGAATCGGCTAACTCCTCCGCCATCTCGATCGCCCGAAGCGTCTCCTCAAAGCCGGGCTCAGCTCGCAGTAAGAGTTTGACGGCGGCCAACGCCTCGCGCAGCGACGCGCCATCGGTCAGGGCCAGGATCAGAACCGCCAGCACACCACCGGTCAGGGCTCCGGTCGGGTGCCCATGGGTCAGCGCAGCCAACTCGGTACCCAGCCGGAAGGCGTCTTGGGGAGATTCGTACTGACGCAGGCGCCAGGCGAACAGACCGACCGGCGCAACCCGCATGACGCCGCCGCAGCCCTTGCTGTCGTTGCGGGCCGGCTCCCCGAGCGAGTTCATTGCCCGCAGTGCCGCCAGGCAGGTGTTGCCCGGTGCGCGACGGCTGTGCAGCTGACGCTGCTGAAACAGCCAGCCAGGCTCATCGGCGCCGAAGTCGATGTCGCATGTCGGACGTTCGCCCTGGGTTTGCAGCCAGCGCAAATAGGCGTGCGCCGTTACCCCGGAATAGGTTGTGATGCCTGTGAAGCAGCCACGCACCCAGCCTCGGATCAGTCCCTCGGCGGTAAACAAGGTCATCTGCGTGTCGTCGGTGATCGTCCCCAGGCCACCATAAGCCGGTGCGTACTGGGTGATTCCCTTCGGGCCGAAGCGACGCAGAATCTCGGTCCGCTTCATGAACTCAACCGGTGCGCCCAGCGCATCGCCGACTGCACCACCTAGCAGACAGCCCAGAAACCGCCCCTGGACCGTGCGTTTTTGCTGGCGCTTGCTGCGCCAGGCCGGAGGCGCCGGCGTCTCGGATCGTTCCACCGCGCCCGCATCGGCAACAGGCTCCTCGTCCTCATTGCCGGACAATGTGTAGTAGACGCCCAACTCTGCGACTACGCGGGCGACGGGTCGGGCAACGAGGTCCAGCTGCTTGCGCCACTCGGGCACATCGGAGCCGTCCCAACTGATGCCCAGGCCTTTCTCCCAGTAGGACAGGTAGGCCTCGCCCCGGTCGGCAGCGTAGTAGTTGCCGTTGCCGGCGGAGCAGTCGAGCGCGTACTCCCAGTTGTTCTCGCGCATGCAGACACCGTGCTCAGGGTGAGGCACCTGCCCCAGCCCGATCAGGTATTCCGCGCTCTTGGCGTCCAACGGGCGAAACACCGCCACCCGCAAGCGTCCGCCGTCCCGGGCGGTGATGGCAGCGATCAGAGCATCGCCACGTTGGATGGTGACCAGTTTGCCGCCGAGGTCCACGGGCCCGACCTCGAGCCACCAGTGGTCACCAGCAGCTGAAACGACATCGCGGGCATCGTCGGGCGCCAATAGCTCGGCAAGCCGATCCATTGCGGGTTCGACCTGCTGCCATTCGGCCTCCCCATCCCGGCTACGCCGCTGCAGGCCGTGCAGCATTACGGCCAGCGGCAGGTCCCCCTTATCGAGCAGTGCCGACTTCAGATCGGTCGCGGGGACGGGGNACGGGATGTCCGGCAACCCGTACTGCGCCAGCGTCTCTGGCTTGAGATGAAGCTCTGCGAAATCTTGCATGGCGCCCGTACCGATCCTTTTATCGCTGCGCCGCTTGTGGTTATCACTATACGACGCACACACAAATCAAAATAGAGTCATGGACAGATTCTAGGGCAGACCATATACTTTCCGCAATAACCCGTACAAGCATTCGCTAACCCGAACGAGCCAGCCAGGATGTCAAACGAACAGCTTGCAGATCTAACCCAGCCACAACGCGACCGGCTCGCGTTCGTGGAGTTGCGCGTGCGCTTCATCGGGGAGATACGCCGTCAGGACTTGGTCACGCGGTTTGGCATCCAGTCCGCCGCCGCATCCAGGGATCTGGCGCTGTACAAGGAGTTGGCCCCGGGCAACATCGACTACGACCCCAAGGGCAAGTCCTACGTCATGGGGCCGGATTTCCGGCCCGTGTTCGACTTCCCCCCGGAGCGGGTGCTGTCGTGGCTGACCCAGGGCTTTGGCGACGGTGAGCCGATGCGGCTCAAGGCGTGGGTAGCCAGCGAGAGCCCGTCACGGCTCACGCATCCGGATCTGGATGTGCTTGCGAGCGTGACCCGTGCGATTCACCAGGAGTGTCCGCTCGGTATTGAGTACCACTCCATTTCCAGTGGCCGCACCGAGCGGGAGATCGTCCCGTTCGCGCTGATCGACAACGGCCTGCGCTGGCACGTCCGCGCCTTCGACCGGAAATCCCAAGAGTTCCGGGATTTCGTCATCACGCGGATCAAGCGCCCGTTCCTTATGAGGGATGCAGATGTGCAGCCCCATGAGCGCAGTGATCAGGACATCCAATGGACCCGGATCGTGGAGCTGGAGATGGTGCCGCACCCGGACCAGCCCCGCCCTGAAATTACGGAGATGGATTACGGCATGGTTCGCGGGTCACTACGGATGAAGCTGCGTGCTGCCACCGCCGGATACATCTTGCGGCAGTGGAGTGTGGACTGCTCTCCGGACCACAGTCTGCGCGGTTATGAATTCAGGCTCTGGCTGAAAGATCACCTGGCGCTGTACGGCGTCAAGAACGCTGTGTTGGCGCCGGGGTACCGCTCGCCCGACCAAAACAAGGGAGAGCAATAACGTGGCCTACGACCCAAAACGCGCGCTGGAACTTCTCCGCATCGGCTCCGGACGCGCCGATGCCACTTTCCGCGACGGCCAAGAAGATGCCATTCGTCACATCGTCGAAGGCAAAGGGCGCTTGCTGGTCGTGCAGAAAACCGGGTGGGGTAAGAGCTTTGTCTACTTCATCGCGACCAAGTTGCTGCGGGAAGCTGGAGCCGGCTCGGCGTTATTGATCTCGCCGCTGCTGGCGCTGATGCGAAACCAGATCGCAGCGGCAGAACGGATGGGGGTTCGCGCCGCCACCATCAACTCCGATAACCAGGATGAATGGAAATCGGTTGAAGCCAAGCTGCGTCGAAACGAAGTGGACATTCTGCTGATAGCGCCAGAAAAGCTGGGTAACGACTGGTTTAACACAGAGGTTCTAGCTGGTATCGCAGGGCAGATTTCGCTGATGGTTATCGATGAGGCCCATTGCATTTCCGATTGGGGTCACGACTTCCGTCCTCACTACCGACTGCTGGAACGTATCGCCAGAACGCTTCCAGCCAATCTGCGGCTACTGGCCACAACGGCAACAGCAAACGATCGCGTTATGGAAGACCTTGTGGCTGTGCTCGGCCCCAACATGAAGGTGCTGCGCGGTGACCTGAATCGAAGTTCTCTGACGCTGCAGACGATGCGTTTACCCAGTCAGGCTGTCCGTCTGGCATGGATCGCGCAGCAACTCAGTTCACTTCCAGGGCACGGCATCATTTACACACTCACTATCCGAGATGCCAATCAACTGGCGGATTGGCTCAAGGCCCAGGGCTTTGCTGTAGAGGCCTATACAGGTAAGACAGGTGATCGGCGTGAGGAGCTAGAGCAGGCTCTGCAGGAGAACAAGGTTAAGGCACTTGTAGCGACCACCGCATTGGGTATGGGCTACGACAAGCCGGATCTGGCATTCGTTATCCATTTTCAGATGCCAGGCTCAGTTGTCGCCTATTACCAGCAAGTAGGGCGCGCAGGAAGAGCGCTGGAATCTGCATATGGCGTGCTCTTGAGCGGAGATGAAGAAGAAGGAATTACCGACTGGTTTATCCGTAGCGCGTTCCCAACTCGCCAAGAGGTAGGCGAGGTCCTGGGGGCTCTTAATGAGGCACCGGAAGGACTTTCAATACCTGACCTCATGACCTGCGTGAACATGAGCAAAGGTCGCATCGAGAAGACTATCACGGCACTGTCTCTCGAATCTCCAGCGCCGATCGCCAAGCAAGGTACGAAGTGGCAGCTTACTGCAGCCGAGCTAGGAGACGAATTCTGGGCGCGAGCAGACCGGCTCACCAAATTGAGGCGTGCCGAACTCCAGCAAATGCAGGAATACGTCTCTCGGCCTTTCGGGCAGCACATGGGCTTTCTGATTGATGCGCTTGATGGCGATTCAAGCACCGTCAGCCCACCGTCGTTGCCGCCGCTGTCAGAAGACGTCGATCAGTTGCTGGTTCGGGAAGCCGAGGAATTTCTTTGTCGCACAAGCCTCCCCATCGAGCCTCGCAAAAAATGGCCTGTGGGGGGAATGCCGCAGTACGGAATTCACACCGCATCCACCATTACCTATCAAGCGCAGCCAGGCAAAGCCCTCTGCGTCTGGGGTGATGCCGGTTGGGGCGGCTTGGTTCGACAGGGTAAGTACCACGACGGCCACTTCTCCGATGACCTCGTTGCTGCGTGCGTGAAGATGATTAAGGAGTGGAATCCGCAGCCGAGCCCGACCTGGGTGACCTGCGTTCCTTCGCTTCGGCATCCCGAATTGGTGCCGAATTTCGCGCAACGCTTGGCTGCTGCGCTGGGTCTGCCGTTTCATATGGTCATCGTAAAAACAGACGAACGGCCCGAACAGAAAACGATGGCAAACAGTACACAACAGGCGCGCAACATTGATGGCTCGCTCGCACTCAACGGCCAGCCCATTCCTCCCGGACCAGTCCTCCTGGTGGATGACATGGTCGACTCACGCTGGACGCTGACGGTGTCTGCATGGCTGCTGCGCAAAAGCGGCAGCGGCGTGGTTTGGCCTATGGCCCTTTCACAGACGGGGCACGACGAATGACGCCAGTCCTCTCACCCAACACCCAGGCGATCCTGCTGCTGACGGCGCCGCTCATTGCTGGACGAGGCACTGCGTCATCGGATCTGCTCTCGCCTGGTGAATACAAACGTCTCGCGCGTCATTTGCGCGAGATCCAGCGTCAGCCTTCGGATCTCCTCTCACCGGATGCAGCTGAGATCCTGCGTGCGTGCCAACCGGTGATTGACGAGAGCCGCCTGCAGAAATTGCTGGGGCGCGGATTCCTGCTGAGCCAAGTGATCGAGCGCTGGCAAGCGCGCGCCATTTGGGTGGTCAGTCGCGCCGACGCCGAGTATCCGCGTCGCCTGAAGACCCGCCTTCGTGAAGATGCGCCGGCAGTGCTCTACGGCTGTGGCGACATGGCTTTGCTCGAAACCGGTGGGCTTGCCGTCGTCGGATCGCGGCATGTGGACGACGCCCTCATCGACTACACCATGGCAGTTGGCCGGCTCGCTGCTCGGGCAGGCAGAACGCTTGTCTCCGGTGGCGCCAAGGGCATCGATCAGGCCGCCATGCGAGGTGCGCTTGAGGGAGGTGGAAAAGTTTGTGGCGTTCTGGCGGACAGTCTGGAAAAGACCACCATGAACCGCGAGCACCGCAACCTGCTGCTCGATGGGCAACTGGTTCTGATTTCGCCCTACGACCCGAGTGCCGGGTTCAATGTCGGCAACGCCATGCAGCGGAACAAGCTGATCTATGCCCTGGCAGACACCTCACTGGTGGTCAGTTCCGACCTCAACAAAGGTGGCACTTGGGCGGGCGCTGTCGAGCAGCTCGACAAACTCAAGTTCGTCCCGGTCTTCATTCGATCGACGGGCGAGTCTTCAGCCGGATTAGATGGTTTGCGAAAGAAAGGCGCACTTCCCTGGCCGAACCCGCAAGACGTGGATTCGTTCGAGGACGTGTTCAACGTGGCGATGCCCACGCCGACGGCATCCCCACAGGTTGGTTTTGCGCTGTTTTCAAACGAAGAACCAACGTCGGCTGACGCCAAGCCAACGGCGCCCGTGCCACCCGACACCGCGCCAGCGCCCCAGGCCGCGAGTGAGCCATCGGCACCGGTCGACGTTGTTTCCGATGCGCAGCCACCCGCTGAGGCATTGGAAGAACCGCCGCCAGTCACGCCAGAGGCCGTGGCGCCAATAGACGAGGCCAAGGAATCTCTGCAGCCGGAATCGACCCCTGCCGAAGCGCTCTTCGCTGCCGTGCGCGCTGCGATTCAGCAACTCTTGAGTGCGCCGATGAAGGACGCCGAAGTAGCAGCGGCGCTGGACGTTTCCAATGCGCAGGCCAAGGCGTGGTTGCAGCGCCTGGTTGACGAAGGCGTACTAGAAAAACAGAAGAAACCTGCGGGCTACATCGTCAAGCAAAAGCGGCTGTTCGAGTAACCGATGAAGATTAAACAAGAACACAAGCCGCAGTGCGACGGCATTGATATAGAAGGGCCATTCGTTTGAGCGACCAACAAATCACCCTCAGCCAACTCGAAGGCCACCTCTGGGAATCCGCCAACATCCTACGCGGCCCGGTGGATGCGGCTGACTTCAAGACCTACATCTTTCCGCTGCTGTTCTTCAAGCGCATCTGCGACGTCTGGGACGAGGAGTACCAGGAGATCGTTGATGAGACCGGCGACGAGCAACTGGCCTGGTTCCCGGAATCGCACCGCTTCCAGATCCCGGAAGACTGCCACTGGAACGACGTTCGCACCAAGGCCAGCAATGTTGGGACGGCCCTTCAGCGCGCGATGCGCGAGATTGAGAAGGCCAACCCCGACACCCTTTACGGCGTGTTCGGCGATGCCCAGTGGTCGAACAAGGATCGGCTGTCTGATGCCTTGCTCAAGGACCTGATCGAGCACTTCTCCAAGCTGCCGTTTGGCAACAAGAACGTCAACTCGGATCTGCTTGGCGACGCCTACGAATACCTGATCAAGAAGTTCGCCGACGCCACCAACAAGAAGGCCGGGGAGTTCTACACCCCGCGCAGCGTCGTGCGGCTGATGATCGACATGCTCGATCCCAAAGAAGCCGAGACCATCTACGACCCGGCCTGCGGTACCGGCGGCATGTTGCTGGCCGCTGTGCAGCACGTGAAGGAACAGCATGGCGACGTGAAGCGGCTGTGGGGCAAGCTGTACGGACAAGAGAAGAACCTCACCACCTCCTCCATTGCGCGGATGAACTTGTTCCTCAACGGCATTGAAGACTTCCAGGTGGTGCGCGGCGACACGCTGCGCAACCCGGCCTTCTTCGAGGTCGACCGACTGGCTACCTTCGACTGCGTGATCGCCAACCCCCCTTTCTCGCTGGAAAAGTGGGGCGAGGACCTGTGGCTGAACGATCCCTTCGGCCGCAACTTTGCTGGCCTGCCACCCTCATCCAGCGGTGACTTCGCGTGGGTGCAGCACATGGTCAAGTCGATGGCCGACGTCAGCGGCCGGATGGCCGTGGTGCTGCCCCAGGGCGCCCTGTTCCGCAAAGGTGTGGAAGGCAGCATCCGCCAGAAACTGCTGGAGATGGATCTGGTCGAGGCCGTAATCGGGTTGGCGCCCAACCTGTTTTACGGCACCGGCCTGGCCGCGTGCATCCTGGTCTTGCGCAAGCGCAAACCGGCCAAGCACAAGAAAAAGGTGCTGATTGCCGATGCGTCGCGCTTGTTCCGTCGGGGCCGCGCGCAGAACTATCTGGAGCCCGAGCACGCCGCCGAGATCCTCGGCTGGTATCGCGGCTTTGCCGATGTGCAGGACGCGGTCCGCGTGGTCGGTCTCGACGAGATCAAAGCCGAGGACTGGACGCTGAACATTTCGCGCTATGTTCTTCCGCCATTGCAGGAAGACATCCCACCGCTGCCCGATGCTATCGCGGCATTCAAGGACGCGCTCACCCGCTGCCGTGAAGCCGAAGAGCGGCTCGCGCAGGTCATGACTGAAGGGGGATGGCTGCAATGAGTCACCCAAGCAAACGCATCAGCCAACAAGAACTCGAAAGCTACCTGTGGGGCGCCGCCGTATTGCTGCGTGGTCTCATCGACGCCGGCGACTACAAGCAGTTCATCTTCCCGCTGCTGTTCTACAAGCGCGTCTCGGACGTTTGGGACGAGGAATACCATGCGGCGCTCGCCAACTCGAAGGGCGACCTCTCCTACGCCCAGTTCGCGGAGAACCACCGTTTCCAGATTCCCGAGGGCGCGCACTGGAACGATGTTCGCCAGGCACCCAAAAACGTCGGTGCAGCCATCCAGAAAGCCATGCGCGCTATCGAGACCGCCAACCCGGATCTGCTCGATGGCATCTTCGGCGATGCCCCCTGGACCAACCGCGAGCGCCTGCCCGATGAAACGCTGAAAAACCTGATCGAGCACTTCTCGACGCAGACACTCTCGGTGGCGAGTGTGCCCGAGGACGAGTTGGGCAACGCCTACGAATACCTGATCAAGAAGTTCGCGGACGACTCCGGCCACACGGCTGCCGAGTTCTATACCAACCGCACCGTCGTCCACTTGATGACGCAGCTTCTAGCGCCGCAGACCGGCGAGTCGATCTACGACCCCACCTGCGGTACTGGTGGCATGCTGATCTCGGCCTTAGATGAAGTAAAGCGCGCAGGCGGCGAATACCGCACGCTCAAGCTCTACGGGCAGGAGCGCAACCTCATTACCTCATCCATCGCTCGCATGAACTTGTTCCTGCACGGCGTGGAGGACTTCGAGATCATCCGGGGTGACACCCTGGCCGAACCCAAGCACATCGAAGGCGACCGCCTGCGCCAGTTCGACGTGATCCTGGCCAACCCGCCGTACTCCATCAAGCAGTGGAGCCGCGAGGCCTGGAGCAGTGACAAGTGGGGCCGCAACTCCCTTGGCACGCCGCCGCAAGGCCGCGCCGACTACGCCTTCCAGCAGCACATCCTGACCAGCCTCACCGCCAAGGGGCGTAGTGCCGTGCTCTGGCCCCACGGTGTGCTGTTCCGTAATGAAGAACAGGCCATGCGCGCCAAGATGGTCGAGCAGGACTGGGTCGAGGCTGTCATCGGTTTGGGTCCCAACCTTTTCTATAACTCCCCGATGGAGTCGTGCATCGTCATCTGCAACCGCAAGAAGGCCGCCGCTCGCAAGGGCAAGGTGATCTTCATCGACGCGGTGAATGAGGTCACCCGGGAACGGGCGCAGAGCTTTCTGAAGCCCGAGCACCAGCAGCGCATCCTGAGCGCTTACAAGACCTTTGTCGATGTACCCGGTTTCGCCAAGGTCGCCACCCTGGCCGAAATCGGCATCAATGCGGGCAACCTCTCGATCCCGCTGTACGTGAAGCGCATTGCCGCCGCCATCGCCACCGACAGCAATGGTGACGCGGTATCGCTGCGCTCAGCCTGGGACCAATGGCAAACCGATGGCCGCGCCTTCTGGCAACAGATGGACGCGCTGGTGGAAACGCTGGATGGACTGATTACGGAGGACATCGAGCGTGTCTGACAAGAACAATAAAACCCTGAAGCCCGGCTGGCGTCGGGTGAAATTCGGCGACGTGGTGCGCCTCTCGAAAGCACGCAGCCAAGATCCGTTGGCCGATGGCATTGAACGCTACGTCGGTCTGGAACATCTCGAGCCAGGTGATTTGCGTATCCGCAGCTGGGGCAGCGTCGCTGACGGCGTGACCTTCACCAGCGTGTTTCAACCTGGCCAGGTGCTGTTCGGCAAGCGACGCGCTTACCAGCGCAAGGTGGCTGTGGCGGATTTCTCTGGGGTGTGTTCCGGGGACATCTACGTGCTGGAGACCAAGGATGCGCAGGTCTTGCTGCCGGAGCTGCTGCCATTCATTTGCCAGACCGATGCCTTCTTCGATCACGCTGTTGGCACGTCGGCGGGGTCTCTGAGCCCTCGTACAAACTGGACAAGTTTGGCGGAGTTTGCGTTTCCCCTTGCTCCTATAAACGAACAGAAACGCCTTGTTGATCTGCTTCGAGCAGTCGAGCGAACCGGTGAGTTGCATCAGGAAGTTGGCGGATTTGCCGATCAGCTTGCTCGCGCATTACTTGCTGACGTACTGAGTCGAGAATGGCCAGTTGTCGACCTTGGCTCAGTCGTTCAGGGGACCCAGTACGGCCTCTCAATCAACGCCGGATCGGACGGTCAATATCCGATGCTGCGAATGATGAATATCGAAGATGGGCTCTGCGTCGAAAATGACATCAAGTATGTAGACCTCAGCGAGAAAGACTTCGAAGCCTATCGGCTGGTCGACGGCGATGTGCTTTTCAACCGGACAAACAGCTATGAGCTGGTTGGCCGAACAGGGGTGTACGAGCTCGAGGGCGATCACGTCTTTGCTTCGTACCTCGTACGGATCAAGACTATCCCTGAAAAGCTGGAACCGAAGTTCCTCACGCTTTACCTGAACTCTGATTTCGGCCGTCGACAAGTTCTTGCATATGCAACGAAAGCGGTAAGTCAGGCGAACGTGAACGCCAGTAACTTACTCCGTGTTCGTCTTCCTTTGCCGCCCTTGGAGGTGCAGAAGCAGCTGCTGGAGGAGATTGCGTGCGCGAAGTCTGCGGAAAGAGCAGCGATGGTGCGCCGCTCTTCCGCAGAGGAGATGAAGAAGCAGTTGCTGGCAGAAATTGCGGGGGACGCAGAGTGAGCTCTTTCAACGAATCCAACACCGTCGAAGCCTACGTCCGCGATCTGCTCGCCGGCCCAGTCAAGGCTGTCCCGGCTAACACCGCCCAGGAACCTCAAGCCAGCTACGGCCCCAACCCCAAAGGCATCGGCTGGCGCTACGCTGCTCCGTCTGAGGTGCCGCGCCAGATCCAGGAAGTTCTGGTCGAACCCTGGCTGCGCGATGCACTGATCCGCCTAAACCCCGAGATTGCCGCCCAGCCCGACCGCGCCGACGAGGTGCTCTACAAGCTGCGCGCCATCGTGCTGTCGGTGCGATCGGATGGCCTGATCCGCGCCAACGAGGAAATGACCGCCTGGATGCGCGGTGAGCGCTCGATGCCCTTCGGCCCCAACAACGAGCATGTGCCGGTGCGGCTGATCGACCTGGATGATCTGGCGCAGAACCAGTACATCGTCACCCAGCAGTTCATCTACCGCGCAGGCCCCACCGAGCGCCGCGCCGATCTGGTGTTGTTGGTCAACGGGCTGCCGCTGGTGCTGATCGAGGCCAAGACGCCAGTCAAGAAGTGCATCAGCTGGGTCGATGGCGCGGTGCAGGTGCACGACGACTACGAGAAGTTCGTGCCTGAGCTCTTCGTCTGCAACGTGTTCTCGGTGGCGACCGAAGGCAAGGCTTACCACTACGGGTCCATCGGCCTGCCGGTCAAGGATTGGGGGCCGTGGCATCTGGATGGCGACGGTGACGATGGTCAGCACCACCCGCTGAAGTCGCTCAAACTGTCCGCTGAAAGCATGTTGCGCCCACATGTGGTGCTGGACATCCTCGGCAGCTTCACCCTCTTCGCCACCAACAAGAAAAAGCAGCGCATCAAGATCATCTGCCGCTACCAGCAGTTTGAAGCGGCCAACAAGATCGTCGAGCGCGTGCTGGCGGGCTACCCCAGGAAGGGCTTGATCTGGCACTTCCAGGGCTCGGGCAAATCTCTGCTGATGGTCTTTGCCGCGCAGAAGCTGCGCATGCATGCCGGCCTGAAGAATCCCACCGTGCTGATCGTGGTGGACCGGATCGATCTCGACAGTCAGATCACGGGTACGTTTACCGGAGCGGACATTCCCAATCTGGAAAAGGCGGACACCCGCGAGAAGCTGCAGCAGCTGCTGGCTCAGGACGTGCGCAAGATCATCATCACCACGATCTTCAAGTTCGGCGAGGCCACTGGCAGCCTGAACGACCGCAGCAACATCATCGCCTTGGTGGACGAAGCCCACCGCACGCAAGAAGGCGACCTGGGCCGCAAGATGCGTGAGGCCCTGCCCAACGCGTTTCTGTTCGGCCTGACCGGTACGCCTATCAACCGTGCCGACCGCAACACCTTCTACGCCTTTGGTGCCGACGAAGACGAGAAGGGCTACATGAGCCGGTACGGCTTCGAAGAGTCGATCCGCGACGGTGCCACGCTGAAACTGCACTTCGAACCGCGCTTAATCGACCTGCACATTGACAAGGCCGCGCTGGATGCCGCCTACAAAGACCTGACCGGCGGCCTGTCAGATCTGGACAAAGACAACCTCGCCAAGACCGCCGCCAAGATGGCCGTGCTGGTGAAGACGCCTGAGCGCATCCGCAAGGTGTGCGAAGACATCGTCGAGCATTTCCAGACCAAGGTGGAGCCCAATGGCTTCAAGGGCCAGATCGTAACGTTCGATCGCGAGTCCTGCCTGCTGTTCAAGGCCGAGCTGGACAAGCTGCTGCCGCCCGAGGCTACAGACATCGTGATGTCGGTGCAGGCGGCGGACAAGAAGGAACATCCAGAGTACGTGCCCTACGACCGAAGCCGCGACGAAGAAGAGCGACTGCTGGATCGGTTCCGCGACCCGGCCGACCCGCTGAAGCTGATTATCGTCACGGCCAAGCTGCTGACCGGCTTCGATGCGCCCATCCTGCAGGCGATGTACCTAGACAAGCCGCTGCGCGACCACACGCTGCTGCAGGCCATCTGCCGCGTGAACCGCACCTACTCCGAGCAGAAGACCCACGGCTTGATCGTGGATTACCTCGGCATCTTCGACGACGTGGCGGCAGCGCTGGAGTTCGACGACCAGAGCGTCAAGCAGGTGGTCAGCAATATCCAGGAGCTGAAGGACAAGCTGCCCGAGTCGATGCAGAAGTGCCTGGCCTTCTTCTCTGGCTGCGATCGCAGCGTGCAAGGTTATGAGGGCCTGATCGCGGCACAGCAGTGCCTGCCCAACAACGAGGTGCGAGACAACTTTGCCGCCGAGTACAGCGTGCTCAACAAGATCTGGGAGGCGCTGTCACCGGACACCGTTCTGGGCCCCTTCGAGAAGGACTACAAGTGGTTGTCGCAGGTGTACCAGTCGGTACAGCCCTCCAGTGGCCACGGCAAGCTGATCTGGCATTCGCTTGGCGCCAAGACCATCGAGCTGATTCACCAGAACGTGCATGTCGACGCGGTGCGGGATGACCTCGACACCTTGGTGTTGCACGCCGATCTGCTGGAAGCGGTGCTGTCGAACCCAGACCCGAAGAAGGCCAAGGAGATCGAGATCAAGCTCAAGCGCCGGCTGCGCGGGCATGGCGGCAACCCCAAGTTCAAGAAGCTGTCGGAGCGGCTTGATGCGCTGAAAGACCGGTTCGAGTCTGGCCAGATCAACAGCGTCGAATTTCTGAAGCAGTTACTGGAGATCGCCAAGGAGACGCTGCAAGCCGAGAAGGAGGTCCCGCCCGAAGAGGATGAGGATCGCGGCAAGGCGGCGCTCACTGAACTATTCAACGAGGTCAAGACGGCCGAGACGCCCATCATGGTCGAACGCGTGGTCGCGGACATCGACGAGATTGTGCGACTGGTCCGTTTCCCGGGCTGGCAAGGCACGCAGGCCGGTGAGCGTGAAGTCAAGAAGGCCCTGCGCAAAGCCCTCTTCAAATACAAGCTGCATGCGGATGAAGAGCTGTTCGAGAAGGCCTACAGCTACATCCGGCAGTATTACTAAAGGGGGCGGAGGATGACCACTCAGACGATAGATAGTGCACCGCATGCAACCTGGTTTGTCGGCGCCAGCTACGGCGGTACCGATGATCAGATGCCGCGATTTCTTGCAGAAGGAATTTGGGAGAATGGCTACGACGACAAGCTCCTCGATGTGGTGCGTTCCATGCGCCCGGGAGAGCGGATCGCCATCAAGTCGTCTTACACGCGAAAGCACGGCCTGCCTTTCGATAGCCGAGGCCGAGCGGTTTCGGTTATGGGCATCAAGGCGGTCGGCACGATCACCGAAAACCTGAACGACGGGAAGCGGGTGAAGGTGGACTGGGCCAAGGTCGAGCCGGTACGGGAGTGGTACTTCTACACTCACCGAGCAACGATCTGGCGTGTGCTGCCCGGCGAATGGATGAACGATGCGCTGATTGCATTTGCGTTTGACGGCAAGCCGCAGGATGTAGATCGCTTTCGCAACGAGCCCTTTTGGCGGGAGCGTTACGGCACGACTTCGCCAGAAAAGCAGCGCTTCGAGTGGACTGACTTTTACGAGGCAGTGGCCGAAAAGCTGCTGGCCCACGCAGACGATCGAACTCCGCTCATCGAGGGCATCCACGAGATCGCGTCCCGGGTGCCGGGGCTGACCTATCTCCAGGATAAGTTTCCTGATGGAACCAGTGGTCCGCTGCGGGACATTTGCCCATTCACCACGATGGGCACCTTTAACCGATCCATGACCGATGCCAACCGCAAGACCATCGCGGGTGAACTTGCCAAGTTGCTGGGTGTGACGGTGCCGGTCCCGCCTTCATTCGAAGGCATTCCCGTTCTCAACAACCAACGTTCCTGGTTTTTCGCCTATGCCGACAAGCGTGGTGCGGGCGACATCGACGCGCTATGGAAGGTATTCGTTGCCGCGAGCAAGATGGTCGATGGCGACCAGTTGGACACTCGCGATGCCTTCATCCGGGCTTATGACGAGGCAACCCAAGTGTGGGGTGTCGCATGGAACCTTTCGACAGGTCTCTACTGGGCGCATCCGTGGGAATTCCTGACCTTGGATAGCCAGTCGCGCCACTACATCAACAAGCGGCTCGGCCTGAATGTCGCCATCAGTGGTCAGCAAGGCCCATGTGATGGTCGGGCCTATTTGAAGCTGCTGGACGATTTGCGTTCGCGCTTCGGCGAAGACGGCTATCCCGTCCACAGTTTCCCAGACTTGTCGCTTGCGTCCTGGATGTACAAAGACCCGGTTGACGAGCCTGTGCCGGCTGGCGATATCGGTACCAATGCCGGAGCAGAACAGGAAACTGAAGGTGAAGTTCGCGAAGCCTTTCAGGTGGCAGCGCCAATCGTTCCCTACTCGGTGGAGGACATCCTCAAGGACGGCTGTTTCCTGGAGCGGGCCGAGATTGACCGCTTGCTCGATCGTCTGCGCACAAAAAAGAACCTCATCCTTCAGGGGCCTCCGGGCACGGGCAAGACCTGGCTAGCCAAACGGCTCGCGTTCGCGCTCATGGGCCAGAAGGACGACAGCAGGGTCCGTGCAGTGCAGTTCCACCCCAACCTGTCCTACGAGGACTTTGTTCGAGGGTGGCGCCCCACTGGCGAAGGCAAGTTGTCGCTGGCGGACGGTGTCTTCATGGAAGCCATCAAGGCTGCATCGAAGGACCCTTCGTCGAAGTTTGTCGTGGTAATCGAGGAGATCAACCGCGGAAACCCGGCGCAGATCTTCGGCGAGTTGCTGACGCTGCTTGAGGCGGGCAAACGGACGCCCAACGAAGCGCTGGAACTCTGTTATCCGGATGCGGACGGCAAACGACGTCCCGTCCATATTCCCGAGAATCTCTATGTGGTCGGCACCATGAATATCGCCGACCGATCGCTTGCACTGGTCGATCTGGCATTGCGTCGCCGCTTTGCTTTCGTTGGACTGGAGCCGAGACTCGGCCAGGTTTGGCGGGATTGGGTGGTCAAGGATTGCGCTGTCGATCCGGGCTTGGTCGCGGATATCGAGCGCCGTATCGCCGAGCTGAACGACCAGATCGCGGCGGATGCGCGCCTTGGCAAGCAATTCCGGATTGGTCACAGCTATGTGACACCCGCACATCGACTGGAGGCGGGAGACACGAAGAAGTGGTTCCAGCAGGTCGTGGATACGGAGATCGGCCCGTTGCTGGATGAATACTGGTTCGACGCGCCCGACGAAGCACAAAAGGCGATTGCACGGCTGACGCAGGGCTGGTGATGACCGCCGTCGCAGAACAGGTGGAAAGTGCATCCATGAGCGCTGAGGGGTTCATCGGACGCATTCCGGTGCGCAACCTCTGGCTGCTGATGCTCTACGCCTCTGACCTGTTCCGCACTCGCGGCATCGGCAAGATCGGCTTGGAAGACAGCCCGGACGATCTACCGGATCTAGTCGCGGAGATCCTTGCCCACGCGGTTGAGGTGCGACAGCGTCGCCGCTTGAGTCTTGGATATCGATCTCGTGATGCAGTCATCAATCGCGTGCGTGGCCGGATCGACGTCTTGACCACCGAACGCCATCAGTTGATGGATAGAGGCCTGGTGGCGTGCCGGTTCGACGAACTCACCATCGACACACCACGCAATCGTTTCGTCCGAGCAGCCTTGGAGTCCATCTCCAGGATCGTTCAGAGGAAGGACGTTGCCCATCGGTGCCGCGCACTTGCGGGTGGCATGAAAGCAATGGGTGTATCAGGGGACGCACCGACCCGCGCCCAAATGAGCACCGATCGTTTCGGCCGTAACGATGCGGACGACCGGTTCATGGTGGCAGCCGCAAAGCTGGCGTTCGACCTAGTGCTACCTACGGAGGCGTCGGGTGCGAATGTGCTCTCTCTGCCGGACCGAGAAGCGACGTGGGTACGTCGTTTGTTTGAGCGAGCGGTGGGCGGCTTCTACCAAGTCGTATTGAGTCCGCAGGGCTGGCGGGTCCTGTGCGGCGGGACGATGGGCTGGCAGATCGAGCAGAAGACAGCGGGGATCGACAAGATATTGCCGACCATGCGAACTGATGTCGTGCTCGACCACCCGTCAAACGGGCAGCGGATCGTCATCGATACCAAGTTCACCTCGATTGTGACGAGCGGTTGGTACCGTGAGGAAACCCTGCGCAGCGGATACGTGTACCAGATCTACGCCTATCTGCGCTCCCAGGTTGGGTGCGGCGATGCGCTTGCAGATCACGCGAGTGGGTTGTTGTTGCATCCCGCGATCGGCCAGATGGTCGACGAGACAGTGCTGATCCAGGGGCATCGCATTCGTTTTGCCACCGTGGATCTGACTGCGTCGACGGCGGATATTCGATCGCAACTGCTGCGATTCTTTGACCCGATCCAGTTAGTGACAGGCCAGTGAAGAGCATGGATCGAATCTACATCGACACCTGGGCAAACATCAGCGCTGACGGTTGGAGCTCCCTCCTTCTGGGCAACGGCGCCAGCATCGCCATCCACAAGGAGTTCGCATACCCAACACTCCATGGCATTGCTGATGCAAAAGGACTGCTCGCCACTACTGCCCCAATATTCGCGAAGCTCGGGACAACCGACTTCGAGCATGTTCTGCTCGCGTGCTGGTATGCCGAGCATGTCAACGGGGCATTGGGGACGCCGTCGGCCGCCATCTCCGCAGCCTATGAGGAGGTTCGCACAGCGCTGATCGAGGCCGTGCACAGCGTGCATCCGGTGCATGCCGATGTTGCCACCGACCTACAGCGGGTCGGTGCGTTTGCAAGCGCGTTTCCCACGGTCGTCAGCCTGAACTACGACCTCACCTTGTACTGGGCCATGCTGCTGTTCAACGCGGCGCACGGAAGTTGGTTCAAAGACGCATTCCACGACGGGGAATTTCAGACGGATTGGGAATATCTGCGGCGACCCTATGGGCACGCTGCAGGAGCAACATTAGTTTTCTACCCTCACGGCAGTCTTGCGGTTGCTCGTGACTACCTTGGTGATGAGACAAAGCTTTCTGTAGGCGCGGGAGGCGCAGGTGACTTGCTTGGCACCATAACCCGGAGGTGGGCGTCCGGGCACTATGTGCCCGTGTTTGTTAGCGAGGGAACCAGTCATCAGAAGGTCGCTGCGATTCGCCGAAGTCACTACCTGACGAACGTATATGAAGAGGTGCTGCCCGCCCTTGGAGAGAGCCTGGTCGTATATGGCTGGAGCTTTGACGAGCGAGACCAACACGTGCTCGACGCCATCGCATCGAGTCCGCCAAAGCGAATGGCCGTCTCGGTTTTCACTGGTCAGCCAGATGGAGATCAGCAGGCGTTCTGCCACCAAGTGCTTAAGGCTGCTGGCCGGTCCTTGCCTGACACAGAAGTGATGTACTTCGATTCGCGAAGCCCTGGATGCTGGAACAATCCATGATGCGGTGCTGAACCCTACTGCTCGCTGGCAACCTTCATCTCCCTGACCCACGTTTGCAACGCCCTTAGCTGCTCGGCGTTCTCGTGGCAGGTCTGGTAGTTGGCGGCAACGGTTCCGGCGACGGTAGAGAGCGCAATGCCTGCGGCGGCCGCATCAGCATCTCGGGCGGGCTCGGGCAGTTCACCGGCGGCGGCAGCGTCGTGCAGGCGCACAAAGCCACGGTTGATAGTGCAAGCAGCATCGGCTTGAACGGGCACATAGACGGGGACCTCCTTGATGATGGTGTCGCCCTTCTCGCGGACGATGCGGACGCGATCGACGTACTGCGTAACGACCTTGACGGTGGCTTGCGCCTGCCGTTCGCGGACGGCGGCGGCTTGCAGGGCTTGTTGCTGGATGGCGGCATCCCATTGCGCTTGAACGTGGCTCGCACCCTTGATCCAGCCGAAGCCGACCAGGGCGACGCTGAGCGCCGCGAGGGTCAGCAGCCGGTACGGCCACGGAATCACGCTCACGACGCCTCCCCGATGCACTGCCGGTATTCGGCTTCTCGCCGAGTAGCCAGCCCGCCGCACAGCCGCGCGTTGGTAGGCTGCGCACAGTCCTTGCCCTGGAAGAAGCGCCAGCGCCGCAGCTCGGAGCACGCCCCGGCGTAGTTACCGGCATTGAGTTTCCTGACCAGCGTGGACTGGCAGAATGCGCGGCTGCCGACGTTGTAGGAGAAGCTCACCAGCGCGTCGTACTCGTGCTGGGCCAGCGGCACGGTCACGCATTGTTTGAGCGCCCCCTCAAACTGCTGCACATCGGTGAGCGCCCGAGCCAGCGCCTTCGGCGGCGTAGTGGTGTCACCCAGCTTCACCCCAGTGGTGGTGCCAAAACCAATGGTCGGCACATCGCCCTTGACCGGGATCACTGCGCGGTCGGTGTAGCCCTCGTGCAGCACGATGCCGACCAGGGCGGCGGCGGACAGCGTCAGTCCGGCCACCGTCCTGCGCATCACGGGTGATGGTGTCCGGGTCATCGGTGCATCTCCGGCTGCGCTACGATGCGAGCAACGGTTGCGCCGATGCTGGCGGCAAAGGCCAGCAGCACAAACGCACCGCGCGGCAGCACGTCTCCGAACAGCGGCACCACCACTTCCGCCGCCGTGAAGGCAGCGGCCAGCAGCGAGAAGCGGATGCTCCAGGCCCGTCGCAACACGCGCCGCCAGTCGTCCAAAAGGCAGATCTTCGGCTTGGCGGTCATTGCACGCCACCCATCAGCTTCAACTTGATGGCGGCCCCCACCAGCAGCGCGGCCAGGATGCCGGTGGTCACGACCTTGATGGTGGTCTGCCACGCCGTGCGGCGGGCATCGCGCCACGCTTCCAGCAGGTCGCGCAGTTCACGGATGTCGCGGGCTGCGTGGCCGTTTTCGAGGCCAAGGTGCGCCAGCACACGCTCGGCTCCGCGTTCTGCGGCGCGGTCGAGTAGTTCGTCGAAGTCCTCGCGTCGCAGCAGGAGCATGTTCTCGACGAGCGCAGGCTGTTGTTCGGGTTCGGTCATAGCAGTCTCCAGAAATGCGAAACCCGCCTCGTGGGCGGGTTTCTGGTGGGTACGAAGATGGGAAATCAGATGGCGATGCCTGCGCTCCAGCCGGTGGACTTGTAGGCCGAGAGCTTGGCCTCGTCCTCGATGTAGCAAAGCCAGCCGATCTTGGGCGAGTGGTACTCCCAGGCATCGGCAATGCGCACCGCGATTTGGTTGGTTTTGCCTGCCCACACGCCCGTGGCAGCGGCAGGAATGAGGTAACGGTCACCGTTGGCGGGGCTGGCCGGTGGCGTGGTCAGGTCGCGGTCTTTCACGGATAGGCCGACCACCGCGCCGAGGCGCTTGAGGTTGGCGTCCATGCCGGTGTCCCAGCCGCTCTCGCCGAGCGTCCAGCCGTAGTTGAGCCCAAGGTTCGGGTCGGTCGATGACATGGTCTATCTCCAGAGGTTCGATGCTTGGCGAATGTGCCGGACTGCCTCCGGGTCGCCGGTGCGGTGGCTTTGCTGCGGGTGTTGTCGCCAATGACGCCCAACGATGGGCAGGTACAGCACGCCGCCGCGCTTGGCTACGAGCAGGGTCAGCAGCCAGTCGGCGAAGTTGTTGAGGTCGGTGGTTTCCTTGAGCACGGCTTCCACGGCAGATCGGCGCATCACGATCAGGCCGTGAACGTGGCTGGCGCTGTTGGCGTGCTGCCAACGGCTGTAGGCCAGACGCCGCACCGCGATGTCGTGGCCGTTCTCGTCGGTCAGCGCTTCGTCGGTGTAGGCCATCACGGCCTGCGGGCAGGCATCTAGCGCATCGGCCAGTTGTGTGAAGGCACTGGCTTCGTACAAATCGTCGGGATCGACAAAGGACACCAGCGGCAGCGTGCCTTGTGCATAGCCTGCCGCGCGTGCCTCACCAATACGGCCCAGAATGCCGGGCAAAACGTGCAACTGGATCGGTGCGTCCTCGAGACTGGCGATGCAGGCATCCCGCCATTCGGCAGGCTCGTTCAGGGTGAGCAGATGAACATCGATGCGCGGCTCCATCACATACCTCCCCAATACTGTCCCCAGCGCAGGCCGTAGCCCGCGCGATCCATGACCCGCACCTGCGGCTGCCAGCTACTCAAACCATCGCGCTCGGCGCTGATCTCCACCGTGATGCGGTCACCCAGCGCAGCGGCATCCAGCGCGGCCACTGCTGCCGTCCACAGGTAAGTGGTGCCGAGCAGCCCCGTCTCAGTACGAACCAGCATGTTGCTGCGATTGCGGATGCGCAGCGTGTAGGTCACGCCCAGCTCCGGCCCGATGTCGCCCTCGTCTTGCTGCACGAGGTAGGCGGTCTGCTGCGTGCGGTCGCGATGGGCCCACGCGACGGTGAGGTCACCTCCCACCACGACAGGCTCGGTCTGGCCATTGAGGCGGATACGACCGGGTGGATACGGCAAAGCCTGCCGACCGGTCAGCACCATCGGCTGCCCATTGGTGGCCAGCACAGGATCGCCCTGATCGGTCGATGTGCGCGGGATCGCGCCCACGAACACCGACTCGCCCGGGGCGCGCTCCGCACCTTCGGATGCCAGCCATTCGCCGACACCGATCAACCGAGTCCCCGAGGCATGTGCTTGGGGTGTGGTGTCGAGTACGCCGCGTGCAAGGACAACGGTGGCCGCAGCGGTATCGAAGTCAAGGACAGCGACGGCTTCGCGGATTGCACCGCTGCCATCGACCAGATAGGCATAGTCGCCCACGGTCAGCCTTTCCGGCTGACTGATGGCGGTCACTGGCACACCGACGGCAACAGCTTCACTGGCAGGCAGCGCCACATCGATCGTGAGAAGTGGCGCGTAGTCCTCGCTGGCCACACTGGCGATATCACTGGCCGAGGCACCGGTGGCGAGCTGCCAATTGAGCTGGCCCGCACCACCCACTGCGGCCAATGCGCCAAGCGCAGCATCGGTGTCGGTCAGGTAGTCCAGTTCGGCTCGTGACAAGGTGCGCGCCAGTTCCCAGTACGGAATTTCCACCGCCAGCACCAACGCGGGCGGCAGCGGCTCCAGGGTTAGCTCGTCGATGATCGGTGGCGGCGGTGCCAGCACCGCGTTATCCAGCCCGAACACATCCTCCATCGCCTCGATGCGCCACTCAGATGACCCCAGCGTGCCGGTATCGATGCCGGTCACACGCACCACCATCTGGTCGATGCCCAAGCGCGGCCAGTTGAGCAGGAACACGTCACCGGGCAGCGGCGCGCGTTCCAGCGTGTCGGGTGCCACGGTCAGGCTCATTCGCGCCAGGGGTGAACCCAAGGCACGCAAATCTCGCAGCGCCAGACGCGCGGCCAGCGGGCCATAGTTGACGCCTGGGTAGTCGCGGCGTTGATTGATCACGCCACCTTGCAACTGGATGGCGGCGAGGTTTTCCACGGTGACGGTGGTGTCGCCGCCCGTTTGCCAGTCGGTGTAAACCACGGTCAGCTCGTTGGGCAGCTCACCCCATTGCGCGCGCTCGAAACGCTCCAGCCGCACGATCTCGTCCGGCCCTAACTGCGGCAGACTATCGATCCAGTAGTCATCGCGCAGCAGCTTGAGCTCAAACGTGCCTTGCTCCGGATCGGTGTAGAGGATGCCGCCGATGTGGTCGATGACCTGACTGATGAAGCTCTCGATGGGCTGCTGGCGCGTCCAGATCAGATTCAGACCAAAGCCTTCGTCCGACAGGGCCCATGCTGCATTCCAGAAGCTCCAGCCGATGCTGTCCTGCGGGTAGCCCATGCCCCAGTGCGGATCGGTCAGGCATTGCACCAGGATGTGGGCTGGGTTCATGCCGACACTGATCTCGCGGCCCTGATTTTCATCCCAGGCACGGACTTCGGCATTCCACTCCATCCACGGGTAGTCGTTCCAACCCGCCGTGAAACGGCGCACGCGCACTGCCCACGGCTTGATGTACGGGTTGTTGGCCGCGAACAGGATCTTGCGCGCCACCAAGGACAGCACGCCCCGGAAGGCTGGAATGGCGCTGCCAAGGCGGCTCATCAGATAGTCGTTGCGTCCCTGTCCAGGGCCGCCTGGCAGTACATCGATGTTGCCGACCACGCCACCTTCACGCTCGTCACCACCAAACAGCGTGGGCTTGTTGATGCTGAGAGTGGTCAGGCCGTACCCGCTAGACAGCGGCGCACGGTCGGCATCACCCCACGCAGTGCGGTCGCCCATCTGGATCTCCTGCACGGCATCGACCGGCCCCTGGCATAGCACCAGGTGCAATCCCATCCGGTAGCGGTAGCCGACGGTTTGCTTCTTGCTGCTGCCACCCATCAGTGCATCTCCTGCCGGGTACGCGCGTGCTCGACCACGCGCAGCGCCATCGCGTCATTCGTGGCCAGCAGGGTTTCGGCATCAAGTCCCTTCCGCAGAAAGGCGCGGAAGTCCAGGCCATGCCGCTCGAACCATGTACGCGAGCCGTTCACGCACAGGCCGACGGCGCGCACGTCGTCGATAGTGACGATCACGCTGGTGCTCATTTCTTGCCGCCTTTCTTGCGGATCGGCTCGGCTTCCAGATCGCCGTACCAGACCACGTTCGCGCCGCGCAGCAGCACGGTGCCGAACACGACGGGAATCGGTCTGCCTTCTTCTGCGGTTGGGGCATCGACATCGGACAGCGATGCCGGTTTGGGCTCGGGCGGCTTCGGCGCGAGCGCGACCGAAACCAGCGCCGCCACCACGATGACGACGAGGTACCACATGGCGATTTCTCCGGGGATTCAGAACACGCCTGTCGAGAACGGGTTCTTGCTTGGGATGGCGGGAAAGCCGCCGTAGTTGTCGAGGTTGTCGAAGCGCGTCTGACAGGTGGCCGTGCTGTGATCGCAGCCGACGGTCAGCAGCACTTCCGTGCCGGGCTCAAGGGCCGCTGGATACAGCAGCTCGACGCCGCTGCCGTAGTCGCCGATGATCATGTGGCGCGCACCGTCCGGGGTTTGTAGCCAGCCACCGGCCAGGCCGCCGCTGACCCAACCCGGTACACCACCATCGAGTTCGACACTGCGGCCATAGACCTCCAGGACGATGGCGCTGGCCGTAATCGGCGAAGCCCCGCAGGCCGCGGAATACAGAACGTGGGAGCACTTGCGGCTGTAGAGCCGCCGCAATCCGATACGTTTGAGACTGACTTGCGCCGACTCGCAGCGAACGCGAGCGACATCGTCAGCGACATCGACGCCCAGCACCCGGCCCATCCAGCGCGTGCCGGAGATCCACCAGTAGTCGCCCCAGGTGTCGCGCCGTCCGATCCGCAAGGTGACCGAGGTGGTATCCCCGGTGAGCGACGTGGCCAGCAGGTGGCGCACCAGATCGCAGTTCGGCGGCAGTTTCAGATCCAGCGCCGATTTGGCGGCCTCGGCACCCAGCGCCAGTTCGTTGCGTTCGATGGACAGGCTTGCGTACAGATTGCCATCGAGGTCGACATCGAATTCGTGCGGCGTCAGGTAGAACTGCGCGCTGTTGCTGGCGAAGGCGTATAGCTCGACTTCCAGCAAGGGATTCTGGCTCATCGTGCTTACTCTCCCTCGTAGGTTTGACGGTCATTGCCGCGTGGTTCGGGCAACTGACGCGCTGTCAGGGTGATCTCCAGCAGCGTCGGGCTGTGCCAGTACAGATCGATGGCATCGTGGTCGAGGCGGCAGCGCACGAGGCGAATGACGCGGCTGCCCGTGGGCACCCAGTCATCGAGGCCCGAGCGCAGCACCAGCACACCGCCTTGATCCAGATGGCAGGTCGCCGTCAGTGCGTACTGCCTATAGCCGTCTGGATGCACGATCAAGCAGGCGGCGGGGCGATGCCAAAAATCCGAAATTCGCGCGGAGATGTCTTTGCCTTCCACGCGCAGGTAGCCATCTTCGGGATCGGCCTCTGCCGTCACCCACAGGATCGGAGCCAAGCCATCGGGCAGCCAGAAGGCTTCCAGACGGCCTTGGGTTTGCCACAACCGCGCCCGCCAGATCTCGATTTCATCGAGTGAGCTGGCCAGATAGCGCCGTTGCAAAGCTGTCGTCGCCCAGGGATCGTCCCGGCGCACCCACGGATCTGCAGGCGAGAAGTCTTGTCGGGTGATCGTGGCTTGCGCGACGGTCGTCGGATCGTCACGCCAGTTGCCATCGGGCCAGACCGGAATCTCGTCGAGCCACGCGTCGTCGAGTGCATCCATGTCCGGCGTTTGCGCGGGCGTGACAGTCGTGGTGACGCTGCCGCCGACCATCCCCGGCACCCACTGGGTCAAGTCCGCCGGATCGACAGCGCGTCCCCACACCAAGGGCATCACGCTGCTACCGGCTCCGGCAGCACGCGCCAAGGGTTCGGCCAGCCACAGCAGATCGGTTTCCACGTCGCTGAGTTGGGCAACTTGCCAGCCCTCGGGCGCAATGATCAGCACCCAGCGTTCGTCGCTGTTCCAGCCCTGCACGCCGTCATAGGTCAGACGCAGCGCGGCAGCCGGTGGGCCAAAGCGCCGCCAGTCAGCCTCCGACACCCCGAGATTCAGCGCGCCCTCCTCAGCGTTCTCAGTGAGATGAACGGCGTACTGTGGCAGGGGCCACCACGCGGCCTGGCCCAGATGATCGGCCAGCCAGTCGGCCACCAGGGCATCGGTCTGGCGGGCGTTGCCTACTTTGTAGGTGAGCCAGCGCCGGGGAATGCGGCGGCGTGCCTGCCGGGATTCGTTGCCGCTGGCCAGCCGCGTGACGCTGGTCTGCCACTCCAGCCGTTCGACGAGGGGCTCCATCCAATCATGACGGAAGGCAAACACGCCGCGTTGCGCATCCGGCCAAGGCTGGTCGCCAAAGGCATTCATACCGGTGGCGACGATGGCGCTCGAGGCCGTGTCCCGGCGCAACACTTCGACCAAGAACGTCGGTGCATCGATGGGTGGCCAGGGGCCCGCCAAGGATTCCGCCAGCAGGCTGGCCGCCAGATTGGGCGGCAGCGGAGCGACAGCTGTTTCCGGCGTGAAGCTGGCTGCGCTCGCCCCGAAGGTGGCGCGCGAGAGCACCTCACTCTGAAAAACGGGTAGTTCGCTTCCCGGCGTTGGCTTGCTGGAAACCTCCGCGAGGTCTTGAACGAGGACGCGATCCGTCATGCCGACTCCACGCCGAACTCAGCGGCATTGAAGGCGGCCTCCGTCCACTGCACGTTGCCGTTTGGATTACGCTCGAACAGCGTGCTCTGCCAGGCCAGTTGCTCCTGCAGGATGATGTCGGTGCTGACGGCACTTTGTGCACCACTGACCACGAGGCCTTTGACCTTGCCCAGACCGGCGTCGGTCTTGCGGGCCAGCATCGTGAGCTGGACGCCGTAGATGGCGGGCGTGGCCATCACCGGCAGCGGTTCGACATCGAAGGACTGGCGCAACCCCACGTTCGGCGCATTGATCGCCGTAGCTTCGTCCTCGTCGCTCACGGCTTCCCATGCGGCGGTAGCGACCGGGCTGGCCGTCCACTGGTTCAGGCTGCCATCGGCCTGTGCCTGCAAGGCATCGACGCGCACATCACCGAGGAAGGTGTTGTTGATCGTGCCGCTG